CAAACAAGGGATATCGGGACTCAATGAAAAAGACTAAGACATACGCGCCTGGAGGCATGATGTGAGCTTAAACAAGCTAACAAAATCTCAGCTAATCGAGAAAATTAACCAGTATAGAAAATTGATCGAGGTTATGCAGCAGTCTAAGGTATCGATACTTGCAGACCGAGACGAGGCAAGGGCTAGTGCGGGCAGCGCCAAAGACACTATCGATGCTGTGTTTAAGACTATGGAGGATAGCGGGATGGCACTACAGTTCATAGCGGGAGGGATAAAAAGTAAGCAAATTAGGAAGTTGGTGAAGAAGATAGCCAGTGATTTACAGTTTAATTGACGCATCCCAAACCGAGGAGCAAAATACAGGCTAGGCATTTACTCGAGAATCAAGGTATGTCCAACCAAAGCCCCTTATGGCTATCCGCGTCCTATCTGGGCGCATTGTCTATGTGGGGTCATATCTAAGTGGCAGGCAGACCTACAAAATACAGTGAGGCCATGCAGATCATGGCAGACGAGTATGTTGACGGTGCTTACTCCCAACTAGATGACGATGTGGTCCCAACCAACATGGGCTTAGCTCCATTCCTCGGCGTAGCAACATCCACGATAGAGAAGTGGGGTACAGACGAAGACAAGCCACTATTTTCGGGGACATTAGCCCGATTACAGGAAAAACAGAAGAAATTACTACTCAATAAAGGACTCACATCTGAGTTCAATTCCAACATCGCCAAATTAATGCTTGGCAATCACGGCTACTCCGATAAGTCCGACAACAAACACACCCACGACTTCTCAAACAAGACTGACGATGAACTCCGCTCTATCATTGGACAGTAGATCCGTACTGGAGCGTAAAGCCCTGGCTGTGCTTGAGTTGCGCTCACGCCAACAAGCCAACAAGACCGTATATGGCCTATACCAGCCAACAGACGTATTCGGTGGCGAACTAGTCAAGTGCCTCCAAGAGGTAGATGGCCAGTACATCGAGGTAGATGCAGAGCCAGTCGTCAAACTCCCCATCAAGATGGAGCCATTCCTAACCACCAAGAAGCGATTCAAGATACTGTTCGGTGGTCGAGGAGCAGCAAAGTCAGTAGGTGTATCAAACATATGTGCAGGCCACGCCAAAGACTACGGTGATAAGACACTGTGCCTACGTGAGATGCAGAACACCATAGAGGACTCAGTACACGCCCTCCTGTCATCCCAGATACGCGACCACCACTGGTCAAACTTCGAGATAACCGACAAAGCCATAAGACTCAAGGGCGAGGACGTATTCAAGTTCAGGGGAATGGCTAGGAATGTCGATGGCGTTAAATCGATGTTCGGGTTCAAGTGGTCATGGTTTGAAGAAGCCCAGGCAGCATCAGTTAAATCCCTAGAGGCACTAACACCAACAATCCGCGATGCAGAGTCAGAGCTTTGGTTTACATTAAACCCTGGCAGCAGTGCAGACCCCATGTCAGCTCGCTTTATCCAGCCATTCTACTCACAACTCAGTAAGGACGGGTACTACGAAGACGATCTGCACATGATCCTGTGGATTAACTACACTGATAACCCTTGGCACAAAGAGCTTGAGCCTGAGCGGTTATTCGATGAGAAGAACAAATCATCCAGCGCATACCGCCACAAGTGGCTGGGTTACTACAACGATGACGTAGCCAACGCCATTATCCCCGCTGAACACTTCGATGCCGCCATAGACTCCCACATCAAGCTTGGATTTAAGCCAGAGGGTGCGCTAATAGCCTCCTACGACCCATCAGACCTTGGCCCAGATGATAAGGGCTACTGCCTACGACATGGCTCAGTCGTTATCGACATGGCTGCAAACCCATCAGGAGACGTTAACGAGGGTACAGACTGGGCTATAGACCGAGCACTGGCAGCCAATGCCGACTGGTTTACATGGGACTGTGACGGTATGGGCATAAGCCTTAAGCGCCAGGTATCCACTGCACTGCAAGGAAAGCACATCCAGTACGCTATGTTCAGGGGGTCAGAGTCACCAGAAGATCCAGAGGATGAGTACGCAGATACAGGTGAGTACCGCCAGAGAACCAACAGGGAGACGTTCGCCAACAAGCGAGCGCAGTACTACATCAGGCTAAGGGACAGGTTCTACGCCACCTACAAGGCTGTGGTTAAGGGTGAGTACACAAATCCTGATGATATGATATCCCTATCCAGCGACATGGACTGCATTGACCAGCTCAGGGCTGAGGTATGCCGCATCCCCAGGAAGTCACAGAACAATGGCAAGATACAGATTATGAGCAAGCCAGAGATGGCTAAGCCCCCATACAGCCTGCCCTCACCCAACCTCGCAGATGCCCTGATGATGTCTATGATCAAGCCAATGAATATGTTTGATTTCGATAGCGAGACCGTGGACTCATGGTCGCCTAAAGACCTTTATTTTGAGTAAACCTATGAACATCGTAGCGGCCAATCACCACGAGTGTTTACGTGATGCTTCGACTAAAGAGAGAATGTAATGAATAGCCTGGTTAAAGTATTAGAGCAGCAGATTGAGGAGAGTGAATCTTCGTCTTCTGAGGTTTCTCAGCAAAGGGAGCGTAACTACAGGTACTACTCAATGCAGCCACTTGGCAATGAGCAGCCTGGGAGATCACACTACATCTCGCCCACAGTACATGACGCTGTCGAGACGAAGAAGAGTATATTCTCAGAGGCGTTCCTAAGCGCCAGGGATGTGGTCAAGTTCAGCAACTGCACAACCCAGTATGAAGCTGAATCCAAGACATCGTATGTTAATCGTCAGCTAAGGCGTAACAACTATGAGCGGTTATTCACTGACGGATGGCACAACGCCTTTGTAGCCAAGAGAATGGTCACGCTGACTGAGTGGCAACCAGACTCAAAGACAGCGACCATGCAGCTGAGTGGCACTCCAGCCCCTGTTGTACAGATGCAGATACAGCAGATGGGTAATGTCCTGTCTGTTGATGACTCCCAGGTACACGTACAGCCCGTCCCCTCTCCGCAAGGTGTGGTTGGCATGGTTACGGGTGAGTTGAATATCGAGCTTGATGACGGGTACGTGAAGGTCACTCTATGCCAGCCTGAGCGATTCTTCAGAGACCCTAACGCTACCTACCCAGAGGACTCATCGTTCTGCACATACGTGGAGGAGATAGCCCGTGGGCGGCTTGTTGAGATGGGATACGAGGCAGATCAGGTAGATAAGCTTCATGATGAGTGGAGACACCGCAATTCAGAGGAAGACTCAGCCCGTAAGCGCCACGACAGGTCATGGTCTCAGCATAGAAAGCACAACAGGGTCAGTGAGCAGCGAGAAGTAGACTTTATCCGCACATGGACCTGGCTTGATGCAGCAGAGGGTCACTTTGACGAACTGAATGTTGAATTTGAGGACGGCTACAAGCTGTACGAGATTCACTGGGCTAATGGTGAGGTTCTACGGTTTGAGGGTGAGGAGGACGAGGAGGGTAATGTTACCGAGGGCAATCACGCTATTCGTGAGGCTGAGGAGATGCCCTTTGACGAGTGGTCAGAGATCAAGGTATCTCATGCCGAGAACGGACTTTGTACTTCCGATGTCTTAGCTCACCAGCAGAAAGTTGAGAGTCAGTTAAAGCGTGTGGTTATTGACAACCAGATGCAGAGAAACAACCCATCCTACGAGGTGCTCCTGAACGCCCTGAAGCGCCCTGCTGACCTCGTTAGTGGAAAGGTGGCAAAGGTACACTTCACTCGCACAATGGGTTCTGTCGCCCCCCTGAACGTCCCTGACCTGTCCCCCCACGTTATGGGTGTGATGCAGATGCTCAGACAGGACTCTGAGGAGCGTAGTGGTATGTCGTCCCTGGGCAAGGGCATGAATACGGACGCATTGAAGCACCAGAACGCCAGCAACATGGTTGAGAGGCTGACCAACGCAGGAACCAGAAGGGTTACAGCTCAGGCCAGAGACTTCGCCAACTCGTTCTTAATCCCCCTGTGCCAGCGGATAGCCCGTATCGGTATGGATAACGACAAGTCTGTAGAGCAGATGGAGATAGCGGGTCAGCAAGTCCCTGTATCGCCCTCAGCGTGGAAGGATGACGGCATGCACATGGATACTGCGGTCGCTTTAACCTCTGACGATGGCACTAAGGCAGCACAGCAGTTGCTTATGATGCATGCGGTGATGAAAGATGACCCACAGATGGCGATTAGTTACGGTGACAGCCAGAGACACGCCCTGATGGACGAGGTGTTCGACCTTATGGGCATTACCGACACATCCCGCTACATGCTCGCGCCTAATGACCAGCAGTACCAGCAGGCACAGCAGAAGCGGGCACAGGTAGCCCAAGGCGAGAAGCTGAAGCAGGACAAGGTGTTCGGCATGCAGTTAGAG